GGGTTTGTTTTTCAACTTTTTACCCTTTACGTCTGTTGTTTGAAGTTGGTCGTAAAGCCAGGCCTTACGAAGCATCAACAACACACGGTGGTCTATGAGAGCGTCTACTTCTTCCTCGGCAAATCCCTGGTTTGAAGCGTAGGACTTGAGTTCCGCAGCCAACTTTTTTTGTTTTTCAGGTTCGCCCCATTCAGGTAATTGATCGACTAATGCCTTATATTCCTTTTGGACGAATTCCTGTTGCTGCTTCTGATAATCATCGGCAGCAAGCTGCTGCACCCGTGCCTGCTCTTCTTGAACCCTTTTGAAATTGTCTTGGGCTTCTCGGTACTCCTCCCTCTTTACGGAAAATTCGATAGGGTCATCTCTCTTCATAGTTTCCCAATCTATGTTGGACCACTGTCCGAGAGCACCCATCTGGGTCTCCGCTAAGTTCTGGAGCGCCTGAACGTATTGCGATCTTTCTTGCTGAATCTGAGTGTATTCAGAGACCATGTTGTTTTTGGCGGTCTCAAATTCCTTCTGTTGTTCTGCAAGTTTTTGTGATTTTCGAGTATAGCTACTCTGACGGGAATATCCCTTCATAAGCTCGTCGAGGGGTATTTCTACTTCTTCGCCATCAACTTTGACAGCGTATAGAACTTCCTCTTCAGCTTCTTCTGGTTCTTCCCCCTCTTCGGATTCTTCTTCCTCAGATTCCTCCTCTGATTCCTCCTCTGGAGCTTCGTCTGTAGTTTCCTCTGTAGACTCTTCTTCCTCGGTAGGTTTAGCTTCTTCGGATTCTGTTTCTTCCGTTTCGGGATTCATCAATCCTAGAATCTTATCTTGTGCTGCCCGAAGTGAACTTTCGGTATCTTCTAGTGGGGCTGGTTGCGTATCCACGTGTTCTCCTTAAATATAGGGGTGTTGCTTCTCCATGATTTTTTCCATTTCGCCTGTTTCAACAATAGACGCTATATGGAGTTCAATCCTGTCAAGCAGTCTCAATGCAAGCCAGATTGATTCTCTGGCTTCTACGTCCTGGACGGCTGAAGTATTCCAGCGTCCGGTCAGGTCTGTTCTTAGAGTTTGAAAAGCCTCTACGAACAGATTGTCTGTGAGTAAGCGTTTTGCATCCGCCTCTCTTTGTCCATTTAGTTTCATCGTTTCCTTTTGTGTGGTTTTAGTCCGGTACTCTTTACACACACTGCCCAGGCGTTTGTTTTCTTCTTGGATTTCTTGTTTTTCGCCTTGACCTTGCGAACACAATCCTCAAGTTTTTTAGGCATTAAACATCGCCTATAGCGACAGCTCTTTGCTGCTGTTGTTCCATCTCTAACTCAGCAACATCTAGCTGCGCCTGTACTGCAGCTTTCTGGGCATCCAACTGAACCTTTTGTTTCCTTACCTCCACATCAGCAGCCTTGATCTCAAGCTCCTTCTGCTTGATTTCCATCTCTGCCTGTTTCATTTGCTCTTCGACGCTAGGGCCTTCCTGTGGGGGTGGTTCAGTGAGAAAGTCCTCTACGTTCATAAAGCCCATGTTCTTTACCAGGGCTGCGCCCATGTTGTAGAGGTTTCTCTCTGTGACAATAGAAAGTCCCCCAGCCATAGCCTGGGAAGCGAACTGGAGCATCTGTGAGAGGTGCATAGCCTGCTGATCTCTATTACCATGGCCTAAAGCCACTGACACTGTGCAGTCGGCCTTATCTCTCCAGGAGTCAGGCCTTACTTCCACCCAGTGATCTCTTAACAGGACAACAGTTTTGTAGTCGTGGTTTTTTTGCAACAGTTCATAGATGACTCTCATTAAATCCTTTACACCAGTCTCTGCGAAGTTACGTGCGATGAGTTCTACTCTTGACTGGGCAGCCGTCATCACCTGATTCACTGCGGTAGCAGTGGTGTGGGATTGAAGGGCGTTGTCGTTTAATCCTGCTGAATAACGGGATACACCAGCTCTTGATTCACGTACAGAGTCGATGTACTCCAACATCTGGAACGAGTAGGGTTCAAGGGGTGGGGTTGCCAGGGGCATAATTGCGTTCGGACTTTTTACCCGAACCACACCGCCTGGTCTTTGTGTTAAGAGGTCATCAAGGTTGGCCTGGCCCTCTAAAACCGCATACCTGCCGAAATTCTGGTTATACATGTTGTCCATTAAATTTCGCAGCAACGTAGATTTTATGAGTTGAAGATCTTCTACTAAGTCAGCAACGGACAACCCAAAGAACTTGTGAGGTATTTTTATAGGGGTCAGGGAGACAAATGGAACTCTGTCTACTGGGTCGTTGGCTAAGACAGTGCTTCCTACAGTGCAGACCTTTCTCAGTTCAGCAATACCATCACCATCGTAGTCTGTTCTCAGGAAGGACTCATGTAACCAGTATTCACGTAAGGTGTTGTCCCCGATCATTACCGACCCATCTACACCATAAATAAAGGAGTCATCAAACTCGTATCTTGAGCGCATCTCCTCACTGAAAACCGGATAATCATCTGCACCCTGAGTGAGATCTTCCGGGTCTACGTCGTAACCCATTTCTCTTAGCTGAGAGAGGGTCTTTCTTACTCTATGACAAACAAACCTGGCATCCTGTATCGTTTTGGATTCTCTGGAGATTAGGAACTCATCCGGTGGGACGTTCTCTATTCTGACTTGGCCTGCCTTGTTTCTTCGGGTGATGACTACGTCGTGGTAGGGAACAGCCTGGTCATCGTAAGCTGTGTGTTCTAAGACCTCGACTTCTTCTTTAACTACGAGAGCTTCCAGCTCAACATCAGAGAGTCCTATGTATTCTTCCCGGTTCCACTCTTCAGACTCATCCCACCAGACTTTCACAATACCGTTCTTAGACAGGAGTGCATCAGTAAACCAGGAATATAGAATTTCCCAGCCGTTGTTTAATCTGCCAAAGACGTAATTGACATAATCGGTGGCTTGTTCCGCCATCTCATAGTCTTCAGGTGTTTGGGGGTTGAACTTGACCATCTCATCACCGGACGCAAACACCCTCATAAGAGAGGGTTTGATCCACTCTATGGTGTCAGCCACAGTGGAGTCTACGAACTGACTTCTCCCCTCTACTTCATTACCAAAGGGAAGACCATAGTAGTAGTTCATGGCCTTCTCTCTTTGAATAGAGAGCAGATCCCCACCGTATCCAAGAGAGTCGGTTAATTCTTCTCGAATCCTTGCTAAGAGATCTTCTTCCGTTAGCTTTTCGCCGGAGAATCTCCGTTTCTTTTCGTATTCAGCCAATTAACTTTTCTCCAAAGATGTCATCGGCAAGATCGGTGCCGAGTTGTGTTGCTCCCATAGGTAAAACAGAAGCTAACGGGATTTTTCCGTCCATCCAAAGTTTTAAGACTTGGTCAGGTGTTTTACCTAACTTGTCTCCTGTCTTCTTTATGATCTCCTCAAAGAGAACTAGAATTGGGCGACTTTCACCCTTCATAAAATCTACCCAACCTGCAGCCTGTGCCTGTGCAGGCGTAAGTCCTACCTTCTGAGAGATGTCTCTCATAACCTTCTCTGGGAAGGCGTAAGCTGCTGCAGCAGGAGATCCCTTTTCAGCACCTCCAGTGAGCATGCGCATTACGTGCATATCCATTGTCCCAGGCATCCAGTTGCCCATCAGGTTGTGGCTAAAGCTGGACATCTTTGGTTGACCCATACCTGCTTGGGTTGTCAGTAAGCCGTAGTTAAACGGGTGGTCATATGTTTTCTGTAGTGCAGGTGTGTGCTGTACCCTGTGGTACTGATGGCCTAGTCCCTTTGGGACACCCTGCGACCATTTGCTAAGTGCTTGTGCCGGGTTCTTAGAGTTGTGCAAAAGGTGGTAAAAATATGCAGCTCTTCTAAGGTTCATCGGAACAATTGAACCGGGGCTGTTAGCCCCTATCATCTGAACAAACTCTGTGAACTTCTGGTTACCTGCTTTAGGACCCAGTTGTTCAATGAAACGGTATCTGAGTGGTTCCATGTCATACCACTCAAAACCACCCTTCGCTATTCCCTCGTCTACGTGCTTTATAGACTTCCTTATATTGTCTGGGGTAATGAGCTTGCCCCACTTCTCTTCCTGGTAGGGGGTGAGCTTGATTCGCTCCAAGGGAAATTGTGGTTGTCCAGGAACTTCCCCGTAACGACTGAAATCAAACAGGTCGCTCTTGTATTGCCCAGCTCTGGATTTAGCCAGTACAGAAGCTGTCTGCTGTTCCCAATTCAGTGGGAAGTCTGTCTTGATGATTCCGCTTTCTTCAGCAGGTGTTAACAGAGAACGCTCATGGTATTTGACGTTCCCTTTGAGGTAAACTTTATCTCCTACGAGAACAGCCTTGTCAGCAGACTTAATTGGGGCGTTGGTCTTTACCTCAACAAAGAAGTTTCCTTTAGCCGGGTTGAAGGTCGCTACTCCATCGGCGTTCTTCATCTCCCTTTCTATCGCCTTATAGCTGAGAGGCCTGAACTCACCCCCCACAGAAGCTATTGGGGTTTTGGTTTTCTGTCTGCCAGCGATGGCTATCCTTGAAGGTTGGTCAATATCAAAAAATACATTCTTTAATGCAGCGCCCTGATCGTAAGCTATAGCGGTGTTGTAATCTGGGCGACCGCCCTTACCCATCCTGTGGAAGGTAAGCATGTAGTCAGTTAGGGTGGTCCCTATCTTCTTTGGGGACACGTTCAGGTTCAATCTAACAAATATGTTATCCCCACCTGCTATCTGTCCAGAAGCGCCTACCTTTGTTCTTTGTTTTCCGGTAAACCCCTTCCATAGTTTTGGGTCTAAGACCTTATCTAGTTTGGCTGCTTGGGCTGCCACACCACCAAACCCCACTATAGGGAGTGCAAGACCGCTGAGACTGGCGATAGGGTCTGCGTACTTCTTCGGAACTCCTGCCTCTGCCTGAAGAACTCCTGAAGCAGGCTTATCCCATAGGGACTCTAAGGCCCCAGAAAGAGGTGATGCCAGGTACTGAAGACCCCCGGTTAGTAAGTCCACAGGGATGGTGGGTCCCATTGACGTGACCTTTAGACCGCCCTTCATCTTCTCTATAGCTTCTTTCCGATGCCTCTCCGCAGCGGAAGGGACATTCAGCAGGGGTTGTACTGACCGCCTGAATAAACTGGGGGAAGGAGCTAGACTTAGATCAGATGATGCCATAGTTCTTGTATTCGATGTCGTTTTCCCAGGTAGGGTCTTCTCCTGAGACTGCAAATCTAAGGGACATCCCTGCGTATCGGGTCGCAGACATCAGGTCATCATGTAGGGGGACGATCTTCCCCTCCTTCCTGTGGTACATCCTGAATTCCATCCACCACTCCGATAATGTTGAGAACACCTTGAATTTCCCGTCCTCCATTCTCTGGAGGAGGTCCATGATCCCTACCTCTATAGAGTTACCCCCTTTCTTCTCCCCTAGAGCTGGGGGGTTTTCAAAGTGAAATGGGAGCAAGTTACAGCCAAGACTTCTGTATTGCTCTGCCAACCCTGGATTCCCCATGGAATCCTTCCTGTAACCGTCATGGGGCCAGATAATGGGCACAAAGGCAGGTCTGGTCTTTATTGCCGTGGCATGGACTGCTGGTGGGGCCTTAGCCTGCCGATAACAGTCATACACATAAATAACATCCTCATCCCTATCCCAGGCCATCCACACGACTGCCGTGGGGTGGTCATAACCAAAATCTATTCCGCAGATACGTGGCCAGTGCTTCTCTAAAGTAAGAGGATCGACTATAAGTTTCTCTTCTGAAACTGGGAAGACCAATCCTGAACCAATTGAAGGTCGCCCATACCGCCTCATCTCTCTTTCGTGAGGGGCATAGGTGGCCATGATCTGTTCCATTACGGCTTCATTTAGGTGTCCTCTATCATTTTTTAAGACGCTCCTGACATCTTCAGTGGCATCGTCCCAGGTTGCGTTGTTAAGTGACTGTCCCGGCTTTAGGCTGTTGACAAAGGACGCTACGGTCTCTGTCATGCCGTTCTCAGGGGTGAAGGTCATATAAACCATACCCTTACGGTCTAAAGTTCTAGTGACAGCTTGACTATAAATATCTCTAGGGGGTTCTTCGTCCAACCATATACAATCGACTGATCTCCCCTGCCACTTCTCCTGGCCCATCTCATAGGCCTTGAAGAATAAAGAAGAGTTACCGCCCGACACGTGCTTAATTAGGGCAACGCTCTTCGCGTTCGGTATCCCTGGTTTTCTTTCCGTCTTTATTATTAGATTTTTCGGAATCGCACCCGAGCCAAAGGCGTCCGGGTCATCAGGGCTTCCAAGTAACTCAAATTGAACTATGTCTCTTGTCGTTTCATTAGAGACTCCACCAGCCCAGGCTATAATGGGTTGACGGTATCTCTTCCCGGACCACCACGAAGGATAAAGCCCGGTTAAGTGATAGGATAATTCCGCAGCACCACAGTAGGATTTTCCTATGCGGTTAGCAGCCATCAATAATCTTTGATTGGCTTCACTTCCGGTTTTGTGGAATGCTTCCTGGTAGGGGTAAGGGTCATATAAATCTATCCTGTTGTACCTTTCCCTTTGTCTCAGCTCACGGGCAATATCAACTGCCTGCTGCAAGTCTCCGTGGTTCATCAGTTGATCAGCTCAGGTATCTCCTCAGACTCAGGTATCTCCTCAGAGGTTCCTACCAAAGCCTCAAGCTCCCTCTTCAGCTCATCCGTAGATGCTGACTCCACGTGAGAGATCTGCTGTTCGGTCTTCTCAATAGGTCTGTATCCAGCCCTGTCTAAAATATCCTTGATAGCCCCTAACCTGACTGACTCACTTTGAGCAGTATCAACTAAAGAGGTTAATTGGGATAAGGCGCCAGGGACTGCGTTCTGGATCATCTGTTTGGTTTGTTCCTGGATCTCAAACTCAAACTGTTTCTTGAGCTTGTAGCCTCTCTGCTTGGCGACCTTCTCAGAGTAGCCAGCCATCTGGGCTGCCTTAGAGGCATTACCTGTCAGGCAATAGGCTTCTATGAAGGCCTCCTGTTTTTCAGTCTTCATCCAGAGAGACCAGCTCCGCCCTTTGCTCCCCTGCTTGCGCCTGTTCTCATAGGGTCTTTGCCCTTGGCGACATTCAGGTTCTTGACTTTTGGGAGGACCAGGGTTTTGTCCAGGTCATCCCCCATGCTACGCAGGGCATCCTTTTTCCATGTTCCTGGGTCTTTGAATTTATAGCCTTTCATTCTTCTTTCTTCTCCTCAATAACGTTGTAGTGAACCGAACCATCCTCCTGATGAACTACTTTGTATCTCTGGGGGACCATTTTATAGACGGTGAATTCTGTCCCGTCCTCTGGGGGTATTGGGGTCGTAATACTGTCCAATACTTTATCCATTACCGCAAAAGGACTAAGGTTTCTATTTACAGCGCTCTCGAAGAAACGGTCCATTGCTCTGATGTGGCTGTTCGCCAGTAACATGCTCCTCATTT